CGAGACCATATATTTTTCCAATATTGTTATCAAGTACAGGTTTGAGATTTGCGAGACTCTGCCTGATGTGTGGCAATTCTTGTGTTGTGTCTTCATTGCTCAAATACTTCTCTACAATACTGTGGACTTTTGTTCCACGTCTCGATGCTTTTCCACTGATTATATCGGCTTGTTCTACTCCAACTCTTTCACGCCAAGCTCTTATAGCATCTTCAGACAGTATACTTAAAACTGTTGTGATACTAGGATAAGACTTACCATCAGGAGTATTGTAAGTTCTCCCAGTGTCGGTAGTTGTTGCGATAAGATCTTCATAGCCGATATCAATTTTTTCATGGTTAAATCTCTTTATCATATGTGATCATTTCTTTAGGTATATAATTTATATTAATAACGAATCTGAATTTACTGTCAGAGCTTGTAGATCCAGAGTGCAAATGGCGAGAATCAAATTTTATTAATCTTCTGGCTTTACTATAAACCTTTGAACCATCTTTAAAATATGTATAACCATTATTATCGTTGATATAGTATACACATGTTTTTGCTTTGTATTCTACATCAGTATGAAGTGGAAAATCTATAATTTTCTTAGTATAAAAAGTACAATTAATTTTAACTTTTAATAAGATTTCAATATCTAATTTTTTAAGAATAGGTTCAATTAAAGAATAATAATTACTTTTATGGTTACTTTTGTGGTTGTATATCATATGAAAAAGTTGACTGTTCCAAAGTTCATCTTTTTCACTATTAATTTTCTTACTTAAGTGCCAAGGAAAAGTATTGCTACTTAAAACTTTGTAGATATGATCGTTAGTGTAATCTTGCGTAAAATCATCAATAATTTCATAATCTGGTTTTATCATATTCTAAATATTTTTCTTACCATTATTGTATTTAAATATTTCTTCAACTTGTTCTTTAGATACACAAAAAATTGCTTCTGGATCTAATTCAAAATCATATGCTGCACCAGCTTGCATAACTAATCTTTGTTCATATTTTCTTACATACATTTCACAAATTTGTTTATTATCAAAATTTGGATGTTTAAATATGTATACTGGCCTGTCTAGTGATGCAGTATTCATTACTATAAAAGATATTACTATAAAAAAGTTCATATCTTCCTCCTATACTTTGATGGTATTACCTCTTCCAGAATTTTCTTTAATTCTTCTAAGATTGTCTTTCCATCCGTTGTCTGTTTTTGATAGGAGACTTCCATGCCCTGAAATTACGCCTGGAAATTTAAGTACTTTTATGCAATTGTGTTCTTTAAGATAAACTTCTAACTCTTCTGAGCTACATTCAATATCGTATTCATCGCCTTCTTCTAAAGGCTTTACAGTATACTTAGGCACCTTGATATCCTTCCCACCAATCCGGTGCTGGCCTACCCCAATCCCATTTAGCAAATGGTTTGGCTTTGTGGTAATAGTTTCTGTAAGCTTGTACTGCGTCACCTTCGACTATACAGTCAGGATAAGCAGACATCGCTTGAGCAAATTCTGTAAGACCAGCTTCTGGTATATTTATAGGCGGTGCAGCGAGCACAACACCTAACTTTTCGAATGTAACGTGTTTTTTATTTCTACGAAATTCGAATTCTCTAGCAAGAGATACAAAGTGGTGATAATGCCAGTTGTAGTTATCTTTACTTTCCATAGTCCATACAGTACATGGATGATGCTTATGTACGGCTGCATAGTAAATATCATCTCTTACGTCACCAAAGGCATAATACGTTTGAATAGTTTTACCGGATCTTGATTTACGTTTTTCTGGTTTACCGTCAAGCAAGCGGTGTGCAGTACACAGCATCTGAGCAGATTCGACAATCATTTTTGGTACATGCTTGTCGCACATCATCATTGCAGCTTTTTCGGGATCTTTGTCCAAAATAAAAATATTCATGTTTTTCACCTTTCAAATAATATAATTGTACCATATTTTTAGCTGTTTGTAAATAGTTATTTTTTCAATTGATTTGAAATTTATTCTCCAAGACTTTCAGTAACTTAACTTTTTTTCTTACAAAATCTCTTTTTCTAGATATTTTTGCCATTCGATCGATTCTACCTCTTTTTTTAATTTTTAATCCGTGAAGTTCGTAATCTTCGATAAGTTGTTGTAATACCATCTTTTTACCTTTCGTGAAAAGGTTGTAGATTAGTCCTGAAGTAATTTTGGAAAGGCCTCCTCTACAACTGGTCTGGAAATTCCTGGAATTTTCTTTTTGTTTATCATGTTAATAACTAGCTTGGCATCTTCTGGATGTATGCCTTCAAGTATTCCAATAAAAATATTTTCTCTTTTGAATTTTGGCATCTTATCGCCTGGCCCACCTTTTACAAAGTATTTAAACTGACTATTTTGTCTAGTTAAATTACTAGCATGATTATGAGCTGCGGCTGCAGTGTATGGTGGTTCACCTTCGGGTAGATTCCAAGTTATAGTGGTATCCATGGATCCTCTTATAATATCTTTTAAAGCCCATGTTTCATTTTCTTTGAGAACACGAACTTTATCGTCACGGCTTCTTTGCTTAGCCATTTCTTCTAAAACTTCAAATACATACTGTTTCATTAAATAAACTCCTGTGCACTTTTAATCAATTCATTACAACGATTCTTTACCAAGTAAGGAAAGACTTTACTTTTCTTACTGTGTAATGAAGCTGGATCTTGATCCATAAAGTTATTTATAATCTGCTTTCTTAAATCTTCTGGTGTTTCAGTAAGATCAATTAATTTTTTGTTTCGACAATAGTTACGATACCAAGATGCTGCATAAAGCAATTCACCTTCTTCTAAATCTTGTATAATATTGTCTACTTTCTTTTGAGACATTGGTTTTTGTCTAAAGCCTTCAACAAATACATTATCATCAGATAAGATGTTTGGTACACCATCGCCTTTATCACCTTTAATGATGTGTGTTTGAAGATACAATCTAGGATTTTCTTCTTTCAATTCTTTCTTAAGAAGTGGTGAAAACTGTCTTACATTTTTATATCTTTGTAATTGTAAGAAGTCTCTATCAGAGGATACGATCATAATCTTTTCTGGATTAAAATCATTGTTTGAATCTGGATTCATACTCACAATAGTACCGATAACATCATCGGCTTCACAACCATCAATTCGAATTACTTTATATGGAAAGTTTTCTGCAATTTCTTCTCTTACCATATTCAGTATTCTAAAAGCTTCATTCCAATCAAATGTAGATTCGTCTCTACCTTTTTTCCTATTAGCTTTGTATTGAGGAAAAGCTTTTCTGCGCCAGTTGTTTGACGCATCAACAGCAAGGACTAATTCGCCATACTCATCTTTGTATCTTGTACGATACATTCTAAGGGAGTTGAGAATCATATGACGAATTAGTCGTTCATCAAACGTTTTATTAATTATAATACTTGCTAGAGCGATACCACTGTAATCAACAATAATCATTGAGAATACCTCCTATAAACGTAGACATCCCATAGTGTGGCATTCTTAATACCTCCTATAGGATCACCAAAATAAGTGAAACCTTTGGTTGGCTTTCTACCTTTCTTTTCAACTCTAAATTTTATTTTAGATGAATTACATGCTCTTGTGATAGATTTAACCATCTCATATTCTAACATGTCTTGTGGATTCTTTGGATCAAATCTTCCAACCCATGAAGATGATCTGTTATGTTGACCGATATGTATACCCATTTATAACTCCCTTTAAATTAATATAGTATTATTATACACTAGTTTTAAAGGAATGTACACCGTTATTTTCACTTTTTTTGTATTTTTTTCCACAAAATATGTAATACAAAAAACCAACAGCCATTTATTATTGGTTCAACAAGAGCCACTGCACCAGCTTCCCATAAGCTGGAACCTGTCATAAAATACACAACAATCATAGCAATGAAGATATGACCTGTAGTATAAATTAAAGCAAGTAACAAACTATCCATTTGTAACATTTGTCTTATAAATGGCTCTCTTGTTTTTTCTTTTATAGAATTCCACTCAGCATCTTGCCTGAGCTTCCATAGCATCCAATCATAATATCTTTGTGGTTCTTTATCATTCATTCACAAACCCTTTCACCATTGGAAAGATTTTTGCTATTGCTTCAGCACAGGCTCTTGCAACTTCACTAC